ACACAACATTTGATCCTCTTTTAAAAGTTTCTACACTAGCAGGCTCACCACTTGATTTACCTGTTAGTTTAAAAAATGTTGGGTTTACTCCTGTTAGTGATAAAGCAAAACCTGCTAATGCTACTACCGCATCATCTACTTTTTGGTCTGGGAATATTCTAAATAAAAATTCTATTGATTTAAGTGCGGCGTATTTACCCTTTAATTTACTATCTTCTAATTCTTCTGAAGTGATTTCATAGGTAATATTATCATTACCTTGGATTAAAGATTGTACTTTAGATCTTAAATCTTTTATACCTTCTCTATATTGTTCAGGTGTATAATTTTGTTCATCTTTAGTTAAATTATAATCGTCTTTAACTTTAGTATATTTTTGTAATAAAGCCTTTGCCTTCCCTCCTTGTGCTTTTTCTTGTTTTAGTGAAACTGCTACTAAAGGTTTTGAATCATCACCCCATTCATCTGCAAATAAATCATTTATAATTTCAATATTATCTACACCTGATATATCTACAGAACCTAATTGGACATATAAATCTCCAGGACACCATTTATCAGCTGGTAATCCTGTTAACTGTTTTGCTTTAGTTCTTATTTCATCAAATAAACCTGTTCTAATAATCTTTTGACCTTGATATACTTCTTTTATAGCTAATGCTGAGGATAAAGGTTGATTAATAAATTTAATAGTTTTATTATCATTTTTGTCTTGAATTGCTTCTAAAAAATTAATTACTTTTGTAGAGGCTGTACTTGTTTCTCCAGGGATTCCTCCACTAAAACCTTCTATAAGTTGTTCTATTCTAGATTCAAAATTTTCTGTTGTAAAGGGGGAATCAATATTAGAGGCATAAAACATAGATACTAAAGCTTCTTTTACATCCGTATCTGTATCACTATCTTTACCTGTACCTTTAACTGGGAGTAGATATTGTTTTCCTTTAAATTTAAATTCAGCCCTACCTATACTTGATCCTAATTTTCCTCTTTTATAGTCTGTTATTTCTTCTGAATCATCTGCAAGTTGTTGTAGTAAAGCATATACTTCATTTCGTAAATTATCTGAGTTTGAACCCCTAGGAGGAATATCTGAAAATTTAATGGAATTTCCCTTAATTTCTAAATCACCATAATTCTTAAATAAATCAGAGTTTATTAAAAAATTTTCTAATTCTACATTCTCTAAAATAATTCCAAATTTTTCCTTTAATATATTTTCAAGCAGCAAAATATCCTGCTCATCATTCATGTCAGGATATCCTTTATTAAATTTATAGGAATATTTTTTGAAAAATTTATCTAAAACCTCCATTTAATTTTATTTTTATACTTCTACATCAACATTTGTTTCATCATCTATAACTACTTCTTCTCCACCACCGGCTTCTTCACCACCAGCATCATCAAACCCTGCATCGTCAAACCCTGCATCGTCCCCTCCTGCTTCATCTTCTGTTTCAGGTGCTCCATAACGTAATATACGAGCAATTGCTTCAACTGCACGTTCTTCTTCAGGTAAATTAAGTAAATAATATTTTTTACCTTCAACTTGTGCTATCCAACTTCTACCCATCCATATTAAGTAAAATTCTTGGTTGTTTCTTAAATTGATTCTGAATGTTGTAGGTCTTGGTGCTACCCAGTCTATACCTCCT